CTGCATGGCCCGCAGCGCCCACTGCGCGGCCAGCACGTTGCCACTGTCCACGGCAGCCTGATAGTCGGTCTTCTCGGCATCGCTGAGATTCGTGGCAGCCCAGCGGGATAGCTGCTCGAACGCGGCATCACCGCCAACCGATTGGCGGAGCGCAGCCACGGCCTCGGGGTTGTCGTTCAGGCTCACAGCCTCAGCCTCAGCAGCAGCAGTCGGGGCCTGCGGCTTTACCCCAGCCAGGTACGTCTCCACCAGGGCCCTGGGCAGTCCGCCCTTCTCCACCAACGCATCGACATAGGTGGCCACGTCCTCGCCGGCCTCCAGCTTCGCTGCCATCTCGAACGGGTTGATCTCGGCTGCCTCGATTGCGGTCGCCACGGTTTCGCCATAGACCTCCACGCCCCGCTCCGGGGTGTAGGCCTCGGGCAGAGCGGCCGGCTCCTCGGGTGGTGCAACCTGCTCGGCCTTCTGGCCCAGCTTGCGCTCCAGCTCCTGGTACGCCTTGGCCAGCTGCTCAGGTGACTCGAACTTGCCCAGCAGCTTCTCGCCCTTGGCGGCCTCCTCCTCCGGTGCTGGTGCCGGGGGGGCATCGGGGATCCCCAGATCGTTGAGGAACTGATCGAGGATCGCGGCCTGCCGTGGGCTGGCCGGATCCACCATCTGCTTCAGCTCGGCGGGCGCCTCGATCTGATCGACGGTTTTGGCTTCTGGTGCCGGGGCTTCGGTGGTCATTGGGGTTGGGGTTCAGTGTCGGGTTGTGGGTTGGACATCTGTTGCACCGCCATGGCGGCGTTGCCCAGCTTCTGGGGATCGCCCATGCCGGCCTGGATCAGCTGCTGCTGCTGCTGCGCTTGGGCCGCGGCAGCCTGCTCCTCCTGGATCCGCTTGTCGGACTTCACCAGCAATGGGTTCACACCCATGGCGGTGCAGAACTCACGCAGCCAGGCAGCTGGATCGACCAGCTGGCCGAACTGCTGCGGCAGCGCCTGCCCGCCTTGCATGGCGAAGGCTGACAGCTTTTCGGCATCGGACTGGCGTCCCAGGGCGGCGAGGCCCACGGAGATCACCGGCTCGATGTCCTTCAGCTCCGGCAGTCGGTTGGCCTTGGTCATTACCGACAGCACCCTCTTGATGTACGGATACTGGAACTCAACGGTGAGGATCGAATAGATGGAGCCCAGCATCTGCTCGATCTGCCGGATCTGCAGTTTCACTTCCTCGGCCGTGGTGCGCTCGGAGTCGCGGATGTCTGGCAGCAGGAAGATCCGGCCCAGTCGTTGCTCCAGCCGGGTCATGGCCTGGTACGCCACCCCCAGATCGCGCACATCAGCCGTACTGATCGGGAAGAAATCATCGGGCTGCGCGTCAATCACCGCCCCGTTGGGAGCTTTGGCAAACACCTCCTTGCTGGTGATGGCACTGCCCTTCCGGCCGGTCAGCTGTCGGGCGGCCTGCATGGACCCCTCGGTGACGGCCTTGTTCAGCGAATCGTTGCTCAGCAAATCGGCCATGGCCGTCCACTCGACATAGCCGGGTCCGTAGCTGTCGCCATCCATGCGGAAAAGGCGCAGCGGGATCCAGGGGCTGGCATCGGCGGTGGTGCTGCCGTCCGATTCAGGCACCTTGGCGCCGCCAATCTCCTGATACCAAGTGACCCGATCGCTACTCCATTTGATGTGAGTGAAGACCTTGATCTGCCGGGAGTCGCGCCTGGCGTTGTCCTCCTGCCACCGACCAGCCTCCGCGTCTACCTCGTCCAGTACCGCCTTCAGCTTCTTGTCCAGGGAGGCGTACAGGTACCTCTCGCACGTCACTCCCTCGACAGGGGAGCCCATCGGGTCACGCAACAGGACATGCTTGTTCAGGTGGAAGACCTTCATCCCCTTGGGCCGGCGGTAGAGCAGCACCGCACCGCCGACGATCAGGTGAATCAAGGCTTCGAACAGGGCCACCCGGTCGTTGCACGTCTCGATCTCCCTGCTGACCGCCCGCTCCAGGGTGGCCAAGCCGCGCTCGATCTCCTGCTTCAGGGATGCGATGTCAGCCTCGGTGGCACCGCGCTGCACCAGATCGGCCTCCGCCATGGCCGACGCCAGCTCGTCGCCGGTCAGCCGGAAGAAGCCCCCGGTGGGGGGCAGCAGGGCCAGCAGCAGCCTGGCCGCCAGGTTGTTGACGCCCTGGGCGCCGATGCCGCTCCACGGATGCGGCTGCTCCTCGGTCGTCTCCGGCAGGATGTCGTCGCTGGGAGGGATCAGGTACGGCAGCGTGAGCTTCGCGGAACGGCGAGCCCGGTCCAGCCACACATCCCGGTAGCCCCGCAGCTGGTTGTACCGCTGCTGGGCCTTGCCCCGCTGCAGCCCCTGGCCCTCGGGGGAAACAACGATGTCACCTGCGCCGCGTTCCATCAGCCGACTCCAATGTTGATGCCGACGCCAGGCAGGCTGATGTCGGCGCTGTTGATCTGCAGGCTTGGCTTGCCCTTCTTGCGGGGGGCAGCCGGTGCCGTGGTCTGCTCCTGAGCGGCGCCGGCCGTGCCCTGGGCGGTGGTGACGGCGTAGGGGTTGGTGTTGGCGACGGTCTGCTGCGGCGCCGAAGGGGCAGCCAGCTCAGCAGTGCGCTTGGCAGTCTCCGCGGCCATGGCATTGGCCTGCTCCTGCAGCTGCTGTACCAGGGCGGCGTTCTGCTCCTGGATCTGGGTCTGTGCCTGCTGCTGCTGCTGCATCTGGGCGCTGTAGTCGGGCTGGGCTGGCGCCTGCTGCACCACCTTCGGTGCCTTGGGTCGTCCTCCGCACATGGTTCAGGCTCCGATGTTGAGGCCGCCAGTGGCGGCAGGTTGTAGATCGACTCGCAGGCCTTTCCGGCCTGTTGGCCTGGTCATGCCCGCCCTGTTGGCGGCCAGCACCGGAGCCCTGGCCGTCTTGTCAGGCGGCGGTGTGCCGATCAGCGCAGCCAGCCGGCTGGCGGTGGCCGACGTGTCCTGAGCTTCTGCGGTGCGGCGTGCTGCCAGATCGGTCAGAACACCTTGCTGCCGCAGCGTCTCAGCCTGGAGGCCCTGCTGGGCGGCCAGGACAGCGGGCGACTGCGCCATCTGCATGGTCTGCAGCTGGGCATCGGCCAGCCGGTTGTGGGCGCTGTAGTCGGGCTGGATGATCGTGGACCGTGGAGCACCGCCACCGCACATCACTGCACCTCCCGAAACGGATCCTGGTCGGCGTGCCAGTTCTGCAGCACTTGAATCACCCGCTGCTCCCCGATGGCCTGGTGGATTCGCTCCGACGGATAGGAAGCCATCCCAACAATGTCCGCGGGAAATGTTTCCTGCAGACGCTTGAGCAAGGCTTCGGAGACGAGAGGGGTAAGCACTGCAGGGCTGCAGTTATCGCTCTCAGATTACCGGAGGCTGCCAGAGGATTGGTTGCTGACGGCTGTGGTCGTACTCACCGGGCCGCAGGATGCGGGCGCAGCGGGCCTGCACCAGGGCGGCTTGGGGGGTGAGGCCCGCCTTCTGGTAGGCGCCAACAACAGTCGCCCACATTGCCGCCTCGGTCTTGAGGCCGGCCAGCAGCTTCTCGGCACCCTTCTCCCCTACCCCAGGACAGCCGGGGTAGTGGTCGGAGCGGTCACCAATCAGTGCCTGGGAGAAAAAAGCCAGGTTGGCGTCGTGCAGGGACTGGCTCACCAATGCTCCACCCCTGTAGTGCTGGCCAGGCACGGTCAACAGATCCTTGTCGATGGAAACGATCACGTCGTTGGGGCCAGCCAGGATGCCCAGCACGTCGTCGGCTTCCACGTTGGGCAGGCGGGCGATCGCCCAGCCGCTGCTGAGAGCCAGCTGCTCGACGCTGGCCACCAGGGCTGGCCAGCCTGCCACCTTCGACTCCTTCTTGCGGTTGGCCTTGTAGGCGGGAAAGATCCCAGCCCGGTAGGTGGTGCGATCACCCATGGCCAGCACGGGCTGGTGGCCGGGGTGCTGGGCCAGCACATCCACCACCGACTCCTGGAAATAGGCCAGGGCATCGCCATGACGGCACACCTTCTGCCAGTCACCCGGCTGCCACTCGATGTCGTACTCGGCGGACTTGGCGGCCGGGACGAGGAAGCCCTCGGTATCAATCAGCAGTTTCATTGATCCTCTGGATTTTTTGTAGGGTTTCAATGGCGCCAGCGGCATGGAGCGACGTGGACTCCCACGGCTGCGCGGCCTCCGCCTGCCGGTCCATCGGTCCTGTTCCTCAAGTTGCCAAATCTTGCGGTTAATCGCTTGCCTGATCTTTGGTCAGGCATCTGCGTCCACAAACCACGCGGAATAAATGAACGTAGCCGCCGCAAACATCCCCAGGAGCCCAGGATGAAAGACGTTTGCCGCGTAAACATGATCACTCCGCACAGTAAAGAGAACTGTTTGCTGTTCATCCCTCCACCTCCCCCGCCTCCGGCGCTGGCGGCGTGACGGGGCGGCCCCAGCGGGCGAGGGCGGCGGTGATCATGTCGTGCAAAATCTCAATTGATTCGCCGTCGTCACAGTTGAAACTGTGTTCCTCGCACAGATCGCCAATATCGGCAGGGCTCGGCCCCTCCCCCTCCACCGGCAGACGCTCACTCAGCGCCACCGGCCCCTCCCTCACCGGCTCAGCTAGGGCGGCGCGGGCGGCGGCAATGGCGTCGGACCATGCCTGCATCCAGCCGGGCGACGTTTCATTCAGATGCCCGTCTAGCTCAACCAGCCGCTCCAAGGCGGCGCGGATTGCGGGGGTGGTCATCGGTCGGACTCCTCACGTAGCAGCAGCGAGCAACCGTGCTGGCCCTGCTGATCAAACCACGCCGCCACCTCGCGGATCGCGGCGCGGGCTTCAGGTGTCCAGTCTTCGATGTTGCCGTTGCCTTCTGCCGTAAAAATCGCGTCCGCCACCCTCTCCACCAACCCCCCGGCAGGCGCGACCGGTGGGGCGGGCTGGGCGGCGGAGCGGCCCCAATGCTCCAGCGCCTCGCCGATCAGCGCAGTTAATTGGCACTGGGTCACGGCAAGCCAACCGTTGGGCCAATCAGGGCGGCTATCAATCCACCGGTCGATTGCACCATCGCCGTCGTCTGTTTCCGGCACTGGCGGGGCGGCCTCGGGGGTGGGGGCAATTCGGTCAGCGATCTTTGAAGCCCACCACAGCTGGGCGGCTTCGTACTGGCGGCCCAGGTTGTAGACGGCGCGGATGGCGGGGCCAAAGTCACGTCCTGGAGCGTCGTTGTAGACCTTGCACAGCTCCTCATCCGTGGCCACCGGGGCGGCCTCGGGGGTGGGGGCAATTCGGTCATCAACGGCGGCGGACTGGCGCAGCCAGGCCAGGTTCTGGGGAGTGATGCTCATGGCTTCACCTGGCAGCGCTGCAGCGCAGGGGCCACATCGCGTTGATGCAGTCGCTTCTGCGCCTCGTCTAGCATCGCAATGGCATAGGCCAGCAGTACCACCCCAAGAAGGCACAGGACGAACTGGACGGTGGCTGCAGGTCGGTCAGGTCGGTAAGTCATGGGAGTCTTCGAGTAGCGGTGTTTCGTCGCCTGGTTCAAAGCGCATCTGGCTGCCATTGGCGGCAGTCCAGCGCTTCAGTTCCTCAGGCGTTTGCCAGTAGGAATGGGACGGATCGGTGCTGCTCAGCAGGGACTGGGCCTGCATGGGCAGCAGCTGCAGTTGCTGCGGTGTCGGCTGCAGAAACGGCGGCAGATCGGGCTTGAACCCCCAGGAGCGGTTGGCCAGGCCCGCCTCGGCCCGGTACAGCGGGGCCACCAGCTCGCGCCAGGGCGGCACGGTGCGGAACCCATTGCCGGTGGCGGCCTGCACCCACTGCTCACAGCACCAAAGGAACTGCCGATCGGACACCTCGGGGAAGGCGTCGGTGAAGCTGGCCAACTTGACCAGGGCGACACCTTCACTCCAGCGATCCGACTCCTTCAGGCGCAGGTGAGAGAACAGGATCTCGCACCCCATGAAGAAGGCCTCGGGACGGAGCATGGCGACTGGCTTCTGCGGCTCCGGTGCGCGACCGATGCCGGCAAGGTCAAGCCGATCCACAGTTCCCTCCTCCTTGGAGAATCGCCAGGGCCCCGGCCAGCCCCTGGCTCTGCGGCTGGAATCCGCCTTGTCGTGGTGGCTTGGCCAGCAAGTCCTTGCAGTAATTGGGGTTGAGGGCCTGCCAGCCGTGCTCGATGCCGGCATTGGTCAGCACCACTTGCTGCCAGTGCGGCAGCTTCTTCACCCGTTCTGCCGAATTGGTGAAGGCCCGCTCGGTCCAGGCTGCAGCGGTGCCGTGCTTGGAGCGCCGGCTGTTGTTCCACCATTCGAGCAGCAGCTGGCATACGTCCGGGGGGATCCCCAGGAGCTGGTCGGCCACCTGCTCCAGGGTTATGGGGTGAAACCTTGAAGCTGCCGGCCTGGCCCGCTGCGGACGTTGTTCCGTCGTGCGAACAACGGCCGGGCCGGGAACATTGGGCAGCTCGGGCCCAGCGTGTCCCGTCCATTCCCGCAGTTCGTTGTCAAACCTGTCGATTCGCTCCGTGGTTGTCCATCTGGTGGCGCAGTTCTTGCAAACACGCCGCCGTTTGAGCGAGTCCTCGTTGGTCGTTACCGTGCAGCGCTTTGTTTCGATGATGAAATTGCTGGTCAAATTGCACTTGGGGCAGCGCATCAGATCCTCCAGATCAACTTCAGGTATCGGGCCCATTGGCCCAGGGTGAGCACCACCACCCACTTGCCACCGCGGAAACGGACGAGGGTGGCGCTGTGGTTGACGCCAAGGTTCTGAGCCTGCTGCTCGGCCTCGGCCGGCTTGGTGCGGGCAGCTGCAGCGGCGTCGTTCCAGGAGGCGATCTGGATCGCGTGATCCGGCACCCCCTCGATGTCGCCCGTGTCGCCCCCGGCTGCCGTGGTGCGGCCGGCCCCCAGCTTCCGGCGAGCCGGCGGGTTGAGGCCCAGCAGATCCGTTAGCAGCTGAGCAGCGCTGCGCTCAGCGGCGTCACCTTTGATTTTCTGCGGGTTGGTCACGTCTCCTCCTTCTCCAAGAGGGAGAACAGGAAGGCGTGAACCACCTCGGCCGATGGGCCAGCCAGCTGCCGTGCCGCCTCCCGTGCTTCAGCCAGGGTTGGCGGTGGCGGTGGCGGGCTGTGGAGGTTGTCGGCGATGGCGGCGAGAGCCTGCCAAGTGGATAGGCCGCGATCATGAGGCCGGTATGACGCCTGCTTCATCGCTTCCCGCAAGAAGGCGGCCATTTGCTTGCGATCGTGCAGGTAGCAGGTGTCCTTAGGAAAACCAACCGCCCACAGGCCAACTTCAACGGCTGATTTGGCTTCTGCTGAAAGCTCGGGATATTCAACGTGCTGCACAGGGCGCCTCCAGCTGGTACGCCTTCTCCATCAGGTCTTCGTAACGGTCCCTTGCGGCCGTCAGTTGACCCTGCAGCTCCTCCATCAGCTCGCTTTTCGCTTCGTGGAAACTGTGAAACGTGCAAAGCGCACGTTTTTGCCTCTGGACTGGCTGATAGGGGCGGCCAGCTCGGTTGAACTCTTGGGCCGGCTTCAGCCATAGGCAGTGCTCGCTCTCGGCCACCACCGTTACAGGGAAGACCGATGGGGTGGCTGCCTCAAAGGCCCAGTAGGTGCGGGGCTCCTCGTACTTGGTGACGCTGGATTTCCGTGGCATCAGAAGGGGATCTCCTCGCTACCACCAAACAAGTCGGCCTGGGGCTCGCTGGCCTGGAGGGTGCTGGCATCCACGCCAGCCTCGGGGGCGCCAAACACGTCGCTGCTGACGCTGCCGACGTTGTAGGGAACGTGGGCCAACACCCGCACCCCCAGCAGGTTCAGGCTGATGCCCTTGCCACCATCAACGTTGTCCCAGAGGTAGTGGCTGTAGGCGATGCGGCACACGCTGCCGTTGCCGATCGCCATGTTGATGGGCCAGGGGTTGCCTCGGCTGTCCTGCACGATCGGGGTCGGCAGCTCCATGCCGCTGCGGGTCACGGTGTCCCTGGTGAAGCTGATGCGGGTGAGGCCGGTGGCCTCCTCAGTGCCATCCAGGAGGGTGATGACCTCCTTCTTCCAGGGCCGGCCGTTGGCCCCGTATTTGGCGTTGCCGCCGAACCGCTCCATGAACGCCTTGTGCAGGCTGCCAATAAAGGCCCTGGCATCGGGGTCTGTTTCGGGGTCGGCCTGCAGCAGCACGATCCCGTACTGCATCTTCTCGTTGTTCTTGCCCTGGTTGACGGTCTTGGGCTTGAGGACGTTGGCGAAGATCACCTCGCCAGGCGGGGTGATGAGTGACTCGGTGGCCATGTGGTCGGGTGAAGGTTGGATGTGCCCCATGGATGCAGTGATCTGGGGCATGCCTAGGAACCTACCTACGCAGCGTCGAAGCGTCAACCTGCATCAGCTGAACGCATAGGGGTTGGTCCCGATCTCCCCCACCGCCAGCTTCCCGACTATCGGAGGCTTTGGCACCTCAACCCCTGACGTGGACTGGATTTCTCGCTGCAACTTGCCCAGCCAGTTGGGCTGATACATCGCCGCCAGTTCCTCGTGCAGCAGCTTGTGCAACTGGCCGGCCCTGCAGGGGATAGCGGCAAAGCAGTCGTGATTTGTCAGCACCTGAAACCTCTGCTCACCAGCTCTGCAGATGATCCGCTGGCAGTAGCTCGCGTCAAAACTGTGGATCAGGTTGGCCGTGATTCCCCTGCTGGTCACCCGTGCCGACAGCTCCCCCGGCGTGGCCCTGGTCGCTGCCCATCGCCGGTTCCCGCTGACCGCCGTTCGCACCGCTGCCCGTTGCTGTTGCTCGGCCCCCAGCTGCACCGGGAACCCGGTCGGCGTCGTCCACTGCACCGGCTGCTGGGTCTGCACCACCAGGCGGCCAACCTCCCGCAGCCAGGCCTGCACTTTTAGGCAGCTGGCCAGCTCCAGCTTCAGCACGGCGTTGATGTGACGGGCCAGGTACTGCGAGGGCTGCACCAGCTCCCGCTCGTACCGGGCCGGGGAGACATCCTTGGCCGCCTCCAGCTGCAGCGCCAAACCATCGGCCACGCTCCAGAAGCCAGCCCCGTAGATGGTGGTCATGGTGGGCCCCTTCAGTGTCGAGCGGGTGACCCCCTGCTCCAGCCATTGGGCCGCCTGCCGCTGGTGATGGGGCGGCCCAGCCTCCAGGTCCAGCCGGAGGCGATCCACCACCTTCTCCGCCATCAACCCGTACAGATCGGCTGGGGTGTCCCCCGTCAGCCGGGTCATGGCGCCCAGTTTCCCGTCCCTGGTCAGGGCGGCCAGGATCGCCATGCCGGAGGCATGCTGATCGAGGCGAATCGGGCAACCGATCGGCACCCGTGGATCCACCAGCCACTGGCGCACCGCACGGCATAGCTGCAGGAACTGCCAGGGATCCTTGGCATCCCTCCACAGATCAACCCGATCCAGGGGATGATCGGCCGCAGCGGTGAGCAGATCGAGGTTCTGTTTCCCCCAGGCCAGGCGATCGGCCCAGGTTCCTCGCTCCCCCCAGTGGCCGGCGGCGGCCTTCAGCATCCACTCAAACCCCTCCTCCCCTGCCGGTTCCCCCTGCAGTTCGATGGCTGCCTTCTCCCAGTCGGGCCCCTGGTGGGTGGCCTCACGGTTGGCCGTGTAGACCCTGCCCCGCCAGTCGAGCTCGTAGGCGAACCAGCAGGGCTGCCCCTGCAATTCCTTCAGGGCCGCGATGCTGCGCTGCACCCGCAGCCGCAGCGGTGCGTTCTGCTGCCGGTCGATGCGGGCTTCCATGGCCGCCGCATACCACTCCCGCATCCCTTCCTTGCCGACCTTCTCAGTGGGCCGCGGCGGGGCCTCCAGCGGCTCACGCTTCACGGGGAACACGTTGACGCCGGAATCCCAGGCCTCCTCCTGGATGGCCACCATCGAGGGGTTCACCACCATCTGCTGGGCCTGCAGCTGGTTCACCACGGCCAGCTGCATCGGGATCGCGTCGGCCTCCAGGTGCGGGGCACGCACCACCAGCGGCTTGGTGTTGCCCAGGTGCCCACCACCATGCAGATCGGTCCATGGCCGTGGCTGCTCCAGCATCGGCAACCGCTTGGTCGGCAGCTGGCGCAGTGGCGTGGCCTTGATGATCGCCAGGGCCTCGACGGAGGGCCGCACATCCACCACGGGGCGGCCCTTTCGCTGCCGGCCGACCAGCTGCACCAGCCCGGTGCTGCCGGCCACCAGATCGAGCAGCAGGGCCCCCACCTCGAACCGATCCTGGGCTGACCATTTCCCAGGCTCGATCCCCATGGTCTGCAGCAACCGGGGATCGGTGATCTCGGCAGTCGTGTACCTGCGCTTCATCAGTCGCAGGGTTCCCGATCGCTTCTCCTTGAGGGTGGCCCCCCGCACCTCGCGCTCCAGGGCGGTGCCGATGGCCTGGGCCAGCCGTCGATGCGAGCGGGTCTGGCTGATGCCGTCAATCACCAGGGGCAGGGCCACGCTGACGATGGCCGCCGGCCCGCCACGACCCGCCAGGTGCAGCAGCAGGGGCAAAGCGCAGTAGTGCGGGCCCGCCATCGACGGCTTGGCAAGCCACTTGGCCAGCAGCAGTTCCAGGGCATCACGCACCGGCTCACCGTGCTGCCGAACCATTGCACCCCCGTATGGGGTTCGGGATTCGCGGGCCCCAGATCGCAGCCGCTGGTGCTGGGCCCGACTCGACTCTTTGGCCCTGGTTTCCTGTGCTCTCTCCCGCATCAGCTGGGCGGCGGACGCGTCCCCCATGCAGACCTCGATGCAGACTCGGTGCAGACCTTGGATGTCTACTGCACCTCTGCAGAGAGCGGCATGCAGACCAGAAACTCAGTTGCCGCAGATGCTCTGCAGGGATGCAAGGTCAAAAAAAAGATTTTAAGTCCGCTGCGTATGCCATTCCGCCATGCCCCCTTCAGTCACCGCAACGCTTTTCAAGGATTTAGGTCTGCATGGTCTGCATGTTTTCGTGCAGACCATGCAGACCTAGAGGCCTTTTCAGCGGGCAGGTAGACGCATCCGCATCTTATGGGTCTTCAAGCGCCACCACGCAGCTGGCCAAGGCGTCGGTGCCCAGGTGCATGTATCTCTGCACCGCTGCGAGGCTCCGCCATCCCCCCCAGGCCATCAGCACCCCCTGGCTCACCCCCTTGCTGGCCAGCCTTGAGGCGCAGGTGTGCCTGCAGGTGTGGACCGTGAAAGCGGGATCGTCGGCCAGTCCCATGGCGCTCTTGGCCCTGCCGAACAGCTGTTGAAACTGGGTGTAGCTGTAGGGCCAAACGCGATGGGACCGCACCGCCGGGAGGTGGGGGCGCACCGCATCTTGGGCCCGCCTGGTCAGGGGCACCGATCGGGGCCGGTTCGTTTTGGTTTGCGAGAACGTCACCCGGCTGTTGGTCAGGTCCACGTCTCCCCCGGCCAGCCCCTCGGCCTCCCCCCAGCGGCAGCCGGTTTCGAGGAGCCACACCAGCAGATCAGCGGCCACCGGCTGGCCCCACTGCAGGAACAGCCCGATCATCTGGTCCCGTTCGTGGTCCTCGATCACGCGGTCTTTGAGGTTCCGCAACCGCATCTGCTTGGGCAGCTGGGGCGCCTCGGCCAGAAAGCCGTGGAGGATCGCATCGGACTGCATGGCCCGCAGCGCAGAGCACTTCTTGTTGATGGTGGCCGGCTGGTTCCCCTTGCGAATCAACTCCTGCCGCCAGGCTTCCACCAGCGGCGCGTTCACTGCGGACAACTGGGTGGCGGGACCGAACCAATCCACGACTGCCTGGCTGAAAATCTTCGCGGTGCGCTCGTAGGCGGTGCCTGCCCACCGAATGCGAAGCGAAAGTGTGCGGGCTTCGTTGAGGGTGAAGCCGGGGGAGCTTTTGGGCGCCGCCTTGATGGCAGCCTTGGCCCTGGCTGGCACGGTGGCGCGTGCCTCCATCTTCTGGCGCAGCCCATCCAGCGCGGCGGCTGCCTCAGCCTTGGTCTTGCGCAGTGCGGTGAGGCGCCGGCCGCCCTGGGCAATGTCTGCGACCCACCCCTTAGGGGTCTGCCGGATCCTGCCGGTCGTGGTGGTGGTCATGGTGTCGGGTGATGGTTTAGAGGTTCTGCAGCTGGCGCAGCAGGGTGCTGCCCTTGGGCGAGAGGGCGACGAGGTTCCGCCGCCCCTCGTCCGGGTCTGGGTAGGTGGTCAGGAGTCCGAGGCCTGGCCTGCCATTTCGGTGCTCGGCTCCGAGGGCGTTGACGGTCCTGCTGACTGAGCTGTTGTTGAGGCTGAGGGCGTCCTGCAACTGCCTGTAGGTGCAGCGTCCTCCGAGGCGTCCGACCTCAATAAACAGTCGGAGGTGATGGAGGGGGACGGCGGTGGGGTCGTCGTGCTGAGCGGCGAAAGCGTCAGCTGCAGCTGCCACTTGATCCAGGTCCATGGGATGATGATGAGATGTAGCAGCCTAGGGAGGTGCCTAGGTTGCATGTACCCCTGCAGAGCTAGTCGATCCACAAGCTGAAGTTCAAGTGTTCGCAGCGCATCTGCTGCAAGCTCCACGGACAGCTCGGCATCGGTCAGCCGCGCTTCTGCGGAGCGCATCTGCAGCAGGATCACCCGATGCTGTTGCAGTTCCGGGAATTGCTTGAGGCATGGCCCTATCCCCTTGAAATACAGGGTTTCCAGGGCATCGGGCAGGAGCTGTAGCAAATTCATGTCCAGTCGGTTGGGTTGTTGATGTGCAGGCATGGAGCAAGAAGGGCCTCGCCCTCTTGCGTGAGGCGCCACTGAAACCCGCGGCGGTGCGGGTGCCGGCGGTGCTCGATCAGCTGAAACGGTGACGAGCGCACGGCGCTG